CCCGTGGTTGTGGGAGATGCACACATACGGTGGTGAACAGATGGTAGGTCAGAAGTCTGCACAGATGGGCTTCACTGAGACCGCCATGAACAGAACATTTTATTTTATTGACATCTTGCGTGAAAGCGTCTTATATGTTCTACCTTCAGAGAGACCTGATGCTGTAGACTTCAGTGCTTCACGCTTCGACCCAGCATTGGAGATGTCAGAACACTTAAGCGGCTTGTTTTCGGACACGAAAAACTTAGGACTGAAGCGGGCTGGTAATGCTTGCTTATACATCAGGTCAGCACGTAGCCGTAGCCAATTGAAAAGTCTGCCAGCTGGCAATCTTTTCTTCGATGAACGTGACGAGATGTCAAAAGAGGCAATCTCCCTAGCTAGGGAGCGGTCAAGTGGGCAAGATCATAAGACGGAGTTCACGCTGTCAACGCCCACCATACCTGGCTATGGTGTAAATGAGGACTATGAGAAGTCCGACCAGCGGCATTATATTTTTAAGTGTCCACATTGTGGTCGCTTAACGGAACTAACTTATCCAGACTGTATTGTCATCACAGCGGACAATCATTATGATGAATCGATTAAGGACTCATACTATCAGTGCAAGGAGTGCCAAACACGCTTAGATCATAAGGCGAAACCGGAATGGCTGGGCATCGAGAACGCCAGTTGGGTGCCAATGAATGCCAGTCGCGTGGCAGGTTTCCACATCAATCAGATGTATTCCTTCACCATGAAGCCATGGGAGTTTGCAGTCGTAGCCCTGAAGGCTAAAACATCAGACGAGGACGAACAAGAGTTTGTGAACTCGAAACTTGGCTTGCCACATGTTGTGGAGGGTTCCAAGATTAACGAGGAAGACTTTGAGAACTGTACAGGCAACTATGAACGAGCACGTGCCGTACATGATGGTAATTGTTTCATTACGATGGGCGTCGATGTTGGTAAGAAAATCAACGTAGAGATTGATGAGTTCGTAATTGATGATCGCATCAACTCTAACGATATATCACTGAAGGGGCTGCCTCGTGTCCTGAGTGAATTTGAATTAGATGAGTTCGAGGAACTTGATGAGCTTATGCAACGGTACCGCGTCAATTGCTGTGTGATTGACCGTCAGCCTGAACAAAGGAAAGCTAAAGAATTTTGCCGTCGCTTCGAGGGTGTAGCATGGACATGTACTTATGGGAATGCTGTAAGTGGTCGTGACATCACAATCCATGAAGACCCGGGCGACATGAGAGTAACGGTCGATCGTACTAGCTGGCTGGATTTGTCACTAGGTCGCTTCAAACGGAAAGGTATAAAATTACCAGTGAACATCTCATTACAGTATAGAGAACAACTGATGGCTCCAAGTCGTGTCTACAAGAAGACAAACAATGGAGACTATGTTGGTCGTTATGTAGAGACTAGCGCAGACCATTATGCACATGCTCGGAACTATGCAGAGATAGCTTTCAGGCTGGGCATGAGCTTATTAACGAACAGGACAATTTAATGCAAGAGATAACACATCCAGAATTTAATGATGCTTTGTGGGCGAAGTACCGCACAGTCTTTGAGGGCGGTGACGTCTTCAAAGAGGCGTATTTGCAAAAGTTCAGTAAGCGGGAAACATCAACTGAATTTGAGAACCGCAAAAGCATCAGCTATGTACCATCGTTCGCGAAGGCTGCTGTTGTGGATATAAAGAACTCTATCTTTAATCGTCTTATTGATGTAATAAGGGTGGGTGGGTCAAAAGACTATTTAGCCGCTGTGAAAGGTCAAAATGGTGGTGTTGACAAAAAGAATAGATCTATGAATAATTTCATAGGTCACAAAGTTTTACCAGAACTTCTGTCCATCGGTAAGGTTGGCGTGTATGTTGATATGCCTGTTGGTGAATCCCTCACACTCCTAGATGATGCCTCACGCCATCCTTACCTTTATACTTATCAAGCGGAAGACATCCGCTCATGGCACTATGATGATAATGGCGACCTACAAACATTGTTACTGCGAGCAAATGTTGATAACTTAAATGAGTTTGGCTTAGTCACCGGTACTACATCAGAGTACCGCTTATTCACGCTGAAAGAAGATGGTGTTGATGTCAAGAAATATGATGAAGATAATAGCCTATTAGACTCAGTATTGATACCACATCTTAAGCAGATACCTTTCGTGCTATTTGAGATACCAGAGAGTTTGTTAGTTGATGTGGCTGACTATCAGATTAGCTTATTGAATATTGCATCATCGGATGTGAACTATGCTATACAAGCGAACTTCCCGTTCTATGTTGAGCAATACAATTTAACGGCAATGAATGGTATACGCAAAGCATCAGACCTTAATGCTGATGGTACAGAGAAGGAAGCAACGAAATCTACACCCACCAAAGTACAGGAACATGGTGTATTGCATGGTCGGCAATATGCAAAAGATCTTGACAGACCGGCGTTCATACATCCTAGCCCACAGCCATTAGAAGTAAGTATGCAGAAACAGGATGAGATGAAACGTGAGATACGACAGCTCGTCAATTTGGCAGTCGCCAATATGGATCCGGGCAGAGAATCTGCAGAAAGTAAAAAGCTCGATGAACGTGGCTTGTCTGCGGGCTTACATGGTATTGGCTTAGAATGCGAACGTGCAGAACGGCAAATAGCATCAATTTGGGCAGCTTATGTTCAGTCGGAGCCAGCTATTGTCAATTACCCTGAAGACTACAATATGAAAAGTGATGCTGAACGCATCGCATTAGCGGATGATGTAAATAGACTCATTAAGAGTAATCCATCCAAAACATATCAAAAGGAACTGAACAAGATTTCAGCACGCGTACTATTAGGTAATCGTACACAGGCATCTACTATTGAAGATATTAACGCAGAGATAGATAATGCTTCAGTACAGTTTGTTGACCCGGAAACATTGATGCAAGAAGTTGAAACTGGCTTGGTTACAACGAGTACAGCATCACAAATTATTGGTTTCCCTGAAGGTGAAGCAGAACAAGCGAAAGTAGAACGTGCAGAACGTGCGGCAGCGATTGTTGCGGCACAAACAGCGGCGGCGGCAGCTCGGGGTGTACCCGAGCTAGATATAGATAATAAATCAGCAAAGGAGGAAAAGAAGGAATCACAGAATCCAGACAAGGATTTAGATTTTAAGAATGGTAAGCGAGGTGATGCATGACTTATGCGGATGTTGCATATATTGACAGTTACATGTCTGCTAATAGACTTGTTACAGATGCTTGGGATGTTTTAACCAATGCACAGAAGCAAGTGGCTTCTCAGATGGCAACCAGTGCCATTGAGAATTTGAATTTTGTAGGCGTCAAGACAGATCCAAATCAGGAATTGCAGTTTCCCCGTGGCGGCGATGTTGACATTCCAGTGGCGATAAAGAATGCCTGTTGCGAGATAGCATATTCTTTTGCCGATGGTGTCGACCTCGATTTTGAATATGATAATTTAAGGATGACATCTCAAGGCTTCGCAAATGTGCGCTCTGCGTACAAAGTAGCATCTGATTTGTTACCCGAGCACCATTTGAATGGTATTCCTAGTATTATTGCGTGGCGGCTTTTGCTACCGTACATAGTGCAGGTTGGTGCTATACGAATAGAGAGAACATCATGAAAAAAATAGTATTTTTTAACACATTTGAAGGCGAAGGCGGAGGCGAAGGCGGAGGCGAAGGCGGAACTGGAACTGGAACAGAGAAGACCTTCACACAAGCAGAAGTGGATGCTATAAAGGCTGAGGAACAGAAGCAACTTAAAAAACTAAGTGAGCAATTAAAAGTCTTGCGTACGAGAGCTACCCTCAGCGATGAGGAGAAGAAAGCATATGAGACTAGCATCTCAGAGCTAGAGAAAAGAGCCTACTCTGCTGAAGAACTTGCTGCTCGTGAGAAAGACAAACTGGCAACAAAGTATCAAGAAGAACTACAAGGTGCCGTCACTGAACGGGATGCTTGGCGAAATAAATTTACCGAGGCAACAATACGAAGAAGTATAGTTGATGCCGCTGTAACAGGCGAAGCATTCAACCCAACACAAATTGAGGCTATATTACGCCCAATAACGATGTTAGTGGAAACGAAAGATGAAGCTGGCAATGTGACTGGTCATGAGCCAATAGTCTCACTGCCACAAGTAGACAAAGATGGCAAAAACATCGTCTTAGAGGTTTCACCCTCAAAGGCGGTAGAGTTGCTAAAAGACGATCCGACTTATTTGAATCTCTTCAAGGGCAAACATCTTGAGGGACTGGGTCAAAACAATGGTAATGGAAAATCACTTGATCTCAAATCTGCAATGTCGGATTTAGAGACATACAAGAAGAATAGAACAAAAATACTGAAAGGAGAAATAAAATGAAGATGCTCTTCAACACAAAGGTATTCTTTAATACTTTTGATAATGACAATGATGCCGCTAAGCCTGAAATATGGGCAATGGAAGCATTGCTGTTGCTACAAAACAACACAGTTGTTTTACCGACGGTTAATAAGCAGTTCAAAAATGATCTTGCAAAGCAGGGTCAAGTCGTACATGCTTATCGCCCACAGAAGTTTGAAGCTGAACGTAAGGTAGACGGCGATGATGTTGTCATACAGGATGCTAAATTGTCGCAGATTGATGTTCGGTTGGACTTCCACTTGCACACTTCATTCATGCTGTATCCACAGGAAATGTCGATGTCCATGTTGGATCTCGTAGATACGCATCTGCGCCCAGCATTCCAGTCGATCTTCCAAGAAGTGGATGAGCTATTGATTGGAATGAAATACCGTTTCATGAGTACCGCTATTGTTGGTTCTCTTGGCTCGCCGTTGACGAAGTCGTCACTGATTGACATCAACAAGCGCTTCAACAAGAACATCGCACCGAATGATGGTGAAAGATGGTTCATGATGGGTGCTGAACAAGAAGCTGACCTTCTTGATGATAAGCTCTTCACTGATGCTTCTCAAGTTGGTGATGATGGTACTGCCTTGAGGGACGCCAGCATTGGTAAGAAGTTTGGCGTCAATTGTGTACAGTGTAACAATGTTTTCACTGTTGAGCCAGGTAATACGGTTACCACATCTACGCAAATCAACCACGCGGGTGGTTATGGTGCTGGTACGACTGTGTTGACGGTTGACGGTGGAACCACGATTGTTGCAGGTAGCTGGTGTGTTATAGCTGGTGATGATCGTCCACGACGCATCACGGTTGTGAATGCGACACCAGCAACGCAAATAACGCTGGAAAGTGGTATTGAAAGCCTCGTGGCTGATAATGCTGTTATAACAGTGTATGCTCCTGGTGCTGTCAACCACGCAGGTGGTTATGATGCTAACTACCCGAAGCGTATGACCGTTGATGGTTTCACGGTTGCACCACAAGCCGGTCAGTTGGTATCGTTTGGCACCGTTGGTACGCCATATTCTTTGATTGGTCAAAAGAATACGACTACGAGTCTCAAGTTGTCTCGCGGTTTGGATAACACTACTGCAGATAATACTGTAGCGGCTATTGGACCGGCTGGTGAATATGGTTTCGCCTACCATCGTGATGCTATCACGCTGGTAACCAGACCTCTTGAACTACCGGAAGATGGCATGGGCGTAAAGTCCGGCATCGCGTATGACGAGAAGTTGGGTATGGGTATGAGAGTTACCATGTCCTATCTCGGTACTAAGCAGGGTACTTTGGTAACGGCAGATATCCTCTGCGGTACGGAAGTATTGGATAATACGCAAGGTATGTTGGTAGTACGGTAAGTTTGCCGCCATGTTGATGCTCACCTTCGGGTGGGCATCATTAAAGGAGTAAAAATGAGTGGAATAACATTACAAACACTTGACACCAAGATCAATAATATTGGTCGTGAAATAGGTGACATCAAGAAGGCATTGAATGGCAATGGTCAACCTGGGCTGATTAAAGAGCAAGCGACATTGTCCACTGTGTTGGATAATGTAACTAAGGAACAGGAAAAGATGAATATTAGGTGTGCGAGACTGCATCAGACCACACCAGAGAACAAGACGATGATTTTAGGGAATTTAATTGCGGTGTTTTCAATTGTAACATCACTAATATTAGGAGCCATAGCTATTTGGGTATCTAAATGAGACATTTTAGGGAAATCAAAAAAGTACTTTATAAGTTGAAAAGACAGTTTGGTACACCGTGTACTATGCTGGCTGAAACGTACTCTACAGATTTCGCAACTGGTGTTCAGGCTACCACTGTAACATATGAACAAACTGTTAACAGGGCAATAGTATTACCGCGTGGCTTAACAAGAGTTTTTAGTTATGATCTATCTTTCATTGCGGCAAATAAGAATTTTACATACGGCGGACTTTATGACATCAATACACGTAATATTATTATTGATGCCGGGGATGTTACTGGCTTTGACCCACAAATCCCAAATATTATAGTAATAGCATCAAGGCGTTACAACATTAAGAGTGCAGAAAAATATGATGTTGGCAATAGGGTAGCGGCATATCATATTACAGCTATAGATTCGGAGGCACAACCTGATGTATAATTCAAATTGGAATAGATGGATTCGTGCCAGCGTAAATACACATTTCTATAATAATTTACCTCCCTTCGTAGCAGCAGAGCGTATTATTGTTGAGGGTGCACCAAAAGGAC